ATATCTTGGCATGTAACCCTCAAGATATAGGTGGCCAGGGACTGTATAATCGGGCATCCCGGATACTGGTGCAAATAACTATTAGCCTTGCATCTCAAGATTGCGTCTCTAGTCTTCTTTTGCGACGAGACGTACTTTTTGTTACTCCAACCTAAGTTACAAAGAACTTCCAACGGGTTAGTGATCTGAACCAAATCGACAGGGTCGAAAAGGTTGCCGCAGAAGGAAGCGAGGCCTATTTCCTCAAAGTCTTGCAACTTGATTATGAGCCCCATGTTGGTGAAAGTTGACGTTACCGGCTTTGCATCGGGGTGAAAGACGGCTAGGCCGTCATCACCTTCGAACACACCGCGCACATATTCAGCGAAGTTGTCGATCCAAGCATCCATACTTCCGGTATAACCGTTGGCAATGTGTGCTTGATTGGATGCAAACAACGTGAACATCAAATTGGAGAATCCGTTGCCGAGAGAAGTGTTCATCTCTCCAGACATACGTGTAGCGTCCAAGAGTATTCTGAACCACCTATTACGCAAAACGTTGGTCTTAGCCATCGATTCACGAAGGAGGGACATAAACTCAGGTCCGTACTTCAATTTTTGTGTGCAATGCTTGTAAAGCTGGAATTCACAAGTTTCCATGAGTTCTTCGGTAAAGTGAGCTTCGAAAGAGGAGTAGTCAGTAACTTGGTATGAATCCATCCAATCACTAAGTAAATCGCGGAGAACCACAGGACGGTCCGCGACAGGCACATACTTAATGAGAGGACCGAAGTCCAAGCCTTTGTACTTCATTCCAAAGACACATTTCGAGATTTGTGAGAATATTGGCCCAACTGCTAATTTGAACGAGTCGGACCGGCTGTTTATCATACGAGGGTGCTTATATTCAGAATACGCCTCATCTTTGATAAAGTTATTTACCCGGTACATCTTCGATTTCTTGCGAAAAACGAAGGGGTTGCATTCCTCGGAGATTTCACTTTGAACTTTTCGTAACTGTTCTTTCCGATTAGCGCTATAGGTTGTGTTTTCTGACAACCAGGTCTCCACAGAGATGTCTGTATCCTCATCTAAGATGGGGATATATCTCTTGCAGAATTTTTCGACAAAGCGAGCGAATTGACGTTTGGTGCGTCGGGGCATTCGTCCAGTGTCTGTTGCAATTCGTTTTATTGCACCACTACCTGCGGAGATAGGGTCATCGGCCGGTCGTGGTAAAGCAGCACCTTGAACATGACATCCCAATGAGCGTGCGACCGGAGGTCGTCTCGCTATGGGGTCTCTTTGGCGCTGTGCCTTATACTCAGTTTTCGAAAAAACCATAGGTTTTAGCGAAGTGTGATAAGGTCCACAGCTTTGTTCATACGGTGTGTACCCGACCATGAATGGCCCTTTCTCTAGTGGCCTAGAACGAAATGCGATACCTTGGAGTTGAGTTCCGAGGTGTGGTTGAGGGCTAGTCCATGTCCCAAAACTGTCTCCTGAATAGGGTTGTGTCCCCTTTCCAGGCCTACGGTCATACAAAGCTTGTACTCGTGCTTCAACGCACAAGCGGCCTGTACGAGTCGCTGGGCAAACAGATCCCTGTCGGGAACTGTGAGAAGTTTCGGAACTGTAAGCTCCCTTTCAACTTTCGCAATGTGGTCAAGACTTCTGGTTTCGGTCATCTTCAACGTCGGATAAACGTGTGGAAGCGGCAGGCGCACACGAATACCCATGGTATAGTTCTCCGGAATTGGCTGGAGGAACCACGAGGTTTTGAGACCTAACCTGGGACGGTCAGACTTAACTTCGAAAGTCGTGAAGTTGCTGGTCGGCATTCCTCGGTAGAAACGACGGCCAGCGATGTCCACCTCAATGAGAGGCAGACGAGTGACAAAGGGGGTGTTCTTGTTGTTCTTGTTTAAGGTTCTATAGTTGTATAAGAGTACGGGATCACACTCGGCTAATACAACGTTTGCCTTGGTTGGAAAAACAAGCCACGAGCGGTATGCGAGATCGGAAAAGTCAGGTACTCTTCTTGCACGAACACAAGTGTCAACTGCCTGGCAAGCCGCACCAGCCTTTAGGCCGATGTTGGTTGCCGCATTGTTAATGTCATTCATGGCATTTGCAGCTTGTTCAGCATAGGCAACGGCCGCCTCGCGAGCGAGGATTGTGGACACACCACGACATAAATTAAAAACTAATATCGGGATGTGAACCACGCCATTTGCCCTCAGAGCAGGGAGCTGCGCCACCATATATCTCAACACAAAGATACAGGATGTGAGAGAAGACACTAAGGCGGAACGAACCAAGGGGGAAACACGACGGAACAATAAGACCAGGAGTTCTACGTCGGCTGCACTCAAGGTATAAAACAATTGTCGAACAATTTCAAATTGGACAACAGTGATGTCAATACCTGCAAGGAGCAACTCGCGCTCGAAAGCGAGAATAGCTAATGCTAAGTGGGTTGGTTCGCCACCTACGGTGACAGTTGCTACAGGGACGGTTCGAGCCGGGACGTGAGAGGTGAGGTGGTCAGCAAC